TCTCTATAATGTATTTATCATCCTCTGTAAGTGGTGTATAATCTAACTTGCGCTCTTGGGTCTGGAATGTCATCTTCTTGATACGGTTTTTGGTCTTAGCCATTTTAAGTTCCTTTCGCTGTTGATGTTTGGATATAGAGGTGTTAGAAATGGACTTCTCCTTATGTTATTTGCCCATGGCGTCTTTAGTGACGTTCATGGACATTGTGTGTTTACTGTTAACGATATCAAAATCATGTCGTATTTTCCTAATGAGGAAATTACCGTTGTACAACATGTCTTCTGTTTCATTTTTGGTGGTCTTTACACCTGAGACACTAGGGATTTTAATCTCCACAATGTCACCAGCTTTAACTACAGTAGTACCGACAACATCGATATTCAACTGTAGTGCAGATTCCATCATTGCTAGTTGTGAATTTCTTGCCTGCATCAATTCCAACTTGTTTGTCCCGTAGGCATATTGATAAAATTCGTCATTAAAACTCTGATCTGTACCGACACCCACAGTAGGTTTTAGATACTGTTTGGATGGAAAGGATGATACACTAACGCCATCGGGGTCATTGACTGCAAGGGGTTTTGTTCCAAGGTGTTGCTCCTTTGAAAAACTTTCATTATAATTATATATATGTTTTTGGTAACTTTTAGAGATGATATCATGGACAATCAATTCAGATGAAAATATACCTGTCGCATAATTCCACACCGTATCAGGAGAGCCACTTATTCTGTAACCTTCAATCGCAGATAACTCTGACAATATATCCCTAACACCATCTTTCGTTCTTGTGCCTGAGATAGTTTTTTCATATTTCATAATTGGCGTTTGTGAGTACATATCCCCAAGAGTTCTAAAATTAAACCCAGCGGTGCTTTCCCAAAAGAAATAGGTTGACTGTCTCAATTTCTCTGACATAGCATTCTTTGTTGCTATTGCTATAACATCAAGAGGTTGGACATTTGGTGAAATAATCTTTTTATTGTCAGCACTAGGTTCAATGTACAGTTTTTTATCGCTGTCTAGGTCTTTTTCTACCATTACTTGAACGATATCTGAGTATGACCCAACCAAAGTTCTCTTAACTCTGGCTCTTTGATTAACCACAAGTTCCCTTGAACAGAATGACATGGTGGTTGCTTGCACACCATTACCAATTTCAACTCTATCATCAACACTCGTAACAACGAAAGGGTTTGATGAATAGTCTATAGTCATCTCACCACCGCGCAAATTGGGTGTTGCAATTTTAAGTCGCAGATATTCTTGTCCAATGATAGGTCCAAAGGATGCTAAGTTGAAGGTATCTTGAATTGTAATGGTGCCTGTTACAGTAAGTTGATTTATTCCCTCAAATATGGTGAGTCCCATAATAGACGCCTTGAGTCCAACTACCTTTCCAGTAGTCAAGACCAAATCACATTGCAAGATGTCAAACTCACCACCACTTCTAAGTTCTGATTGTGCCACTCAATTAATCCTCTGTATCAGAAATCAACCTCTGAAATTCTTCCACGAACTGTTCCAAGTATTCTGGGTCTAAAAGTCGTATCTTCCTAAGTATGTCCTGTTTTTCTTCTTCATATTCTCTGTTTGTGATTAGCGTTGCATTGAAAATCGTATCACCGTTTTCATCTATGTTGCTAGTGCCGATATTGATTTTGACACTTGTATCGCCTGATACCTGATTGATCTCGTAGTGATGCACTCCATCCACATTGTCATATCTCTCAGCAAGGTGTGCAAGAAACTGTCGAGTGTTCATGGGCCACTGATGAAATCTGTCCGTGATGTTGTTGACCAACAGAATAATCCAGTGATACTCTGAATCACCATAATACTTGTGTGCAATCATCTCTGGTGTCTCACCATTCCTAACATCATATGTGTCATAGAGTGCGGTGACTGCTCTTGCCTTACTGTGTACTGCCACACGTTTGAGCAGATGCGTAACCACCTTGGGATCAGTATTACCGACAGCATCATAGAAAATTACTGGAAATTGATCGAAATACATTCTAGAACCCGTCCTCTACATTAGCTCTATCCATGATTTCCAGTTCTTGAAAGGACAGTGTAATGGTTGTTTTCTGTGGTGGCGCACCTTTAAGACCAGAATCAGATGGATTATATGTCACAAACTTATCACCACCATAGGCAACGTCCATCGTCTTTAGATAACATTTACCAATCTTGTTGATATATTCATTAGGACCATTTATATGCATGTAATCAATTGAAAACACATCAGGAATGGTCAGTTCTCTTACTGAACCAGAAGTTTTATATGTGGGAGACATACCCACCTTAAACTCTTTTACGATATCATGTACTATTTGTGTTTCCGTGGAATCTTTAGGAATGAATGTGAAAGAAAAAGAAAATGACCTTCTACCAGTACCCTTAAACATCATCTCTGTTCTTGGTGTAATAATTGCACCCCTTTCAATAGCGAACAAATCTTTTGCGCCGGGAACAACTTTGTCAATTGTAGCAATACCCATTTGTTCAAGACCTGTTCCTACCGTGCCACCTGCTTTGTTAGCCATCTCTGAAAATGATGCTCCGTCTTGATAATCCTTAAACAATCCATAGAGTGCTTCACCCATCACACCAATTTCACCATCGCTGTACTCCATATTGTAACTGACGTTGACAGAGGGTGGCATATACAATCCGATAGCGGTTCCAGTTTTTTGAATATTCCTGCGTTGCAATATTAGTGATCTACTTTTACCATTTGGACCAGCACCACCTCGGCCGGTTTTGTTATCTTGTTCGGCATCAATGGCAGCATCTGATTTGGCCTGCGCTCGGGCAGTAGCCTTTTCGTCAAGTTTACCATCCTCTGTTTTAATTTTTGCAACTTTTGGTAATTTTTTATCTGATACTTTCACCTTCGCACCAGATACAGAGTGACGAGCAAATAGTATGTAACTTGCTTGGTGCATGTTAGTACCAACATCAGATGGGTATAGAAGAATTTGTGATGGTTTATTAAAATTAGTTTGTAGAGGACTAGACGCAGAACTAGCGGTTGAACCACCCAACCCTGACCTTAGACTATCGGCAACAGAACTTACTGCTCTCTGTGCGGCACCGGCAGCTGCATTCTTTGCTATGTTTACAAAAGCGTCTCTTAATGCCATGTCTAAATATCCTTATACACTGATGGAACTATTTATAACGAATGTCATACAAAGGTCGATATACGCCGATCAATCCGAAAAAATATAAGGGTGATCCACAGAACATAATTTATCGTTCTCTCTGGGAACGTAAGTTTATGGTATACTGTGACAACAGCACATCCATAATTGAATGGGGTAGTGAAGAGATCATTATACCCTATTTATCACCCAAGGATGGACGTATGCACAGATACTTCCCAGATTTCTACATTAAAGTCAAACAGGCTGATGGTGGAATCAAGAAGATGATTATTGAGGTTAAACCCAAGGTGCAGTGCAAACCACCCAAGGAACCCAAAAGACGCACCAGACGATGGATGAACGAGGTTATAACCTATGGTGTGAATGATGCTAAATGGCGATATGCAACAGAATGGTGTGCAGATAATGGTATGGAGTTCAAGATTTTAACTGAAGATCATCTAGGTATTTCGTATAAATAGATATATGGCAATTAGTAAATACATGCAAGCAGTTAAGGATGAGGCAAAGGGTCGCCCTAAGTCAACTGCATGGTATAGAGAAAAGATCAAAGAATTGGGTACACCAAGTTCACTTGACCTCTTACGGGATGGTAAGAGGAACAACAAGCCGTTCTATGGTAAATTGAATATGTTCATGTATGACCCAAAGTTCAAGAAGACCCTACCGTACTATGACACGTTTCCACTGGTGTTGCCATTAGAGACATATTCAGACGGATTTCTGGGTATCAATTTTCACTACCTACCTATTCCACTGAGGATCAAGTTACTTGACCGTTTGGTGGATTTCTCTAACAACACCGCATTTGATGAGTCTACTCGGCTAATTGTTGACTACCAGAAGTTAAAGGGTGTTCGACTTATCAGGCCAACCATACACAAATATCTTGCTGGACAAACCAAGTCTCAGTTTCGTAGGATTGATGCAGATGAATTTACGATTGCAACTCTACTACCTGTACAGAGGTTCAAGAAGGCATCTGCATCAGAGGTATGGAAAGAATCGAGGGCAATGATCTAATGGCAACGCTTGCAAGTTTTGTAGAATCAACCGCATTTGGGGTACTCAACGATTTCCTGTCTGAGTTCCACAGTGAAAATGGATATGCACTCCCAAGTCGGTATGAGGTCATTATCACATCTCCCGGCGAGGGTAATGCAAGAAAAGTATCTATGCGTTGTGAAGCAATTGATATGCCGGGGCGGGGACTTAATACATCTATGGATGAAAACATATATGGTATCGCACCTGAGATTGTTGATGGTGTAACTTTTGCTGGTGACATTTCAATGACCTTTCAAGCGAGTAGTGATTTGGAGGAAAGAGTGTTCTTTGAATCTTGGCAAGAAGAAGCTTGGGATAAGGGGACATGGAACGTAAAGTATTACAGGGATTATATCAAAGATATCGATCTGTATGTTCTTGATCAACAGGATACAAGGCGATACGGGATTAGATTACGAGAGTGTTTTCCAAAAGAGGTTGGTCCAGTATCACTTAGTTATGGAACAGCGGGTGATATTATAAAACAAACTGTTACTATGCAGTATAGATATTGGGAGACACTTGATATCAACAATCAACCACCCAACCTTATGGAGAAGGTTCTTGATACAGTAATTACAGGTGCAGAACGAACAATTAATGCGAACATACCGAAAGTGTTAAGCAGACTCGGTTAAGCAGATTATGATAAAGGATGAAACATTATGGCGTTACCTAAGCTACAAACTACTGAACACAAACTAACATTACCATCAACACAGGAGGAAATTAAATTTAGACCATTCTTGGTCAAAGAACAAAAGATTTTGATGATTGCTCAAGAATCTGGTGATGAATCTCAGATTGCTTCTGCTGTGGGTAAACTGGTAGATGGATGTACATTTGGTTCTGTAGATGCAAACCTAAGTCCTATGTTTGATATTGAGTATGTGTTCTTACAGTTGAGAGCAAAGTCTGTTGGTTCTAAGATAACTTTGAATGTTACTTGTCCAGATGACAATGAAACACAAGTTGAAATCGAAGTAGATGTTGATGATATTCAAGTCCAGATGAGTTTAGAACATAATCAGGACATTGAAATAACAGATGATATCAGTATTCATTTTCGATATCCAAGGCTTAAAGATTTGCAAGGATTGTCAGATGAACTAAGTGATTTTGAAAAGACATTGGTTTTGGTTGTTGAGTGTGTTGATACAATTACATCAGGTGATGAAGTGGTTAATAGAATTGATATGACTCAGGATGAAATTGTTGAATTTGTTGATTCTATGAATAGTACGCAGATGGAAGACGTTCTAAAATTCTTTGAGACAATGCCGAAGGTGAGACACATCATTGATGTAGTTAATCCTAAGACCAAAAAGAGGGGTGAGATATTATTGGAGGGACTTGAGAGTTTTTTGGAATAGCGCTGTCTCATGACAGCGTAGTAAATTACTACAAAACAAACTTTGGAATGATACAACATCATAATTGGAGTTTGACTGAATTAGAGAATATGTTGCCTTGGGAAAGAGAAATCTATGTTGGCATGTTAGTGAAACATCTAGAGGATGAGAAAGCGGAGTACGAAAAACAAGAGAGAAAAAACAGGAGCTAGTCAAATGAGCGAAGAAGAAATTAAAGCATCAGGTCATCATCCAGCAGATACTAATGGCGACGGTAAGGTTGGTCCAGAAGAACATGATATGTATCTAGAGTTTAAACGTAAGGAACTTGAGGATGCAGATGCAATGCGTGATGCACAGCGTACTATGGCATGGTACTCACTTGGCGGTATGTTGTTATATCCTGTTATCGTAGTCCTTGCAACAGTCTTCAATATGGATCAAGCAGCAAAGATTCTTGGTGATATGGCGGGTGTGTATTTCATCGCAGTTGCCGGTATCGTCGCAGCTTTCTTTGGCGCACAAGCACTTAGCAAACCTAAGAAATAAGGAATAAGTCATGGCCACGAATGATGAAATTATTGCTAAACTGCCCGCTGTATTAACAAAGCTGCAAGAAACAAATGAACGAGCTGCGAAGGATGCTGCGTTGGCAGAGAAGAGAAAACTTGCAGATTTACAAAAACAACAAACTATTGCAAATAAAAAAGGTGCTGCGAAAACCCGTGCTGATTTAGATGCAATACAAGAATTAAAAGATTTAAGAAAAGATATTAAGGACAGGGAAGTTCAACAAGCAGCAATGGCAAAATCCACTGCTGGTCAGGCGGTTGCACTTAAAGAAGAACTCGAAAAGAATGGTAAGATTGCAGAGGACAATAAAGAGTTTCAAAAATTAAGTTATCAGGCACGAAAAGAAGATTACGCACAACGCCTTGCAGATGCAACATCTCCTGCTGCTAAAAAAGAAATAAGAGAAGAAGCAAGAGCAGATGCAAAGAAGAATGGTTCCCGTCTAGATAAGATTGCAGCGGGTATCGGTGGTCTATTTGAGATAGGTAAGAAGGGGTTGAAGACCGCTGCATTAGGTGGTCTTGCAATCCTTTCTACTCTTGCCATTGGTGCGTTTATGATTGCTCTTGGTAAGTTTCTGCAAAGTGATACCTTCAAGGATATGACAAAGTTTATCGAAGAAGAAGTACTCCCATACCTTACAGAAATTGGAATTGCTATTGCTAGTATCGTTGGTGCCGTTGCTATTGCAAAATTTATTGCAGCAGCAAAAAAGGTTAGACTTGCTTTTCTTGCAGTTAAAACATTTATGTTAGGCACAATGGTGCCAGAGACAGGAAAAATGACTGGCGGAGTAGCAGGGAAATTTGCTTCAATTGCAAATAAGATTAAGCTTGCGTTTATTGCAGTTCAAACATTTATGTTGGGGACAATGTTACCATCGATAACTGCATTTATGACTCCATTATTACCAATTATTGCAGCTGCCGCAGCAGTTTCTTTTATCCTATATGCTCTATATGAAGCGTTCCAAGACTTTAGAAAGACACTGGATGAAACTGGTAGTATCGGTGAAGCAATTAAGGTTGCAATAGGTAAGTTTGTTGGTGTTCTGCTGGGTGCGATCCCAGCACTATTCTTAAAACTGGTGGCATTCGTAGCAGACTTGTTTGGGTTCAAAGAGTTTGCTAAGAAAATAGGGGATATTGATCCTATACAGTTTATAGCAGATAGTGTCACGAGTCTTATTGATAGTGTTGTTGATTTCTTCAAGATGTTGTTTGATATTGATTTCGGTGCAATTGCTCGTAAGTTGATACCTGACAATAAGATCGGCCGGTTTATAGCAAAACAAATGGGACTTGAAGGTGGGGCTGATCCAAAACCTGAGAGAAAGTCTAAGGAAGAGATTGTGGCTAATATAGAAGCCTTAGAGAAAGAAAGAGTTTTGATTGGTGGACCCAGAGATAGTATGGGAAGACACAAAGCGGCGGAACGGAGTGCCGCAATGGACGCTGAGATTGCCAAATTGAAATC